CACGCGGCTGACAATCGTGGGTACCAGCCGACAGCGATTGAGCCTGAGCGGGACATCGGCAGAACGGTTGCAGACAGTGGGCACGAGTGGCAAACGACTATCTTTGATCGGATCGAGCGAATGACACAGCAGACACACAGACGCCGAACAGGCGACACGCGAACAGTTTTGCCGGTGGCGTTGGTACAGCCGAACACCTCGGGCGTGTTGACAGCAGTTGACCTGACAGGGTTGACGGTGCAGTTCAAAATGTTGAACGCGGCAACGGGCACAACTGAGATTGCACTGACATCCACCGGCGTGACGGTCACCACCGCGGCGACTGGTCAGGTGCAGTATGATTTCAGCGGGGCGGGGGTCGATACTGCGGGCGTTTATTGGGGTACGTTTGTTGTGACTCAGGGCAGCGAGACTGATTCGTTTCCGGTCATTCAGAAGGACCTGAAAATCATCATTGACAGCGACACAATCAGCGGCGAAAAAGCCTATGAAAACGCCTTGACCTAGGGTGACAAAAAAGTCACCCTATATGGGGTCGATTTTAGGGGTAAAAACGACGTTTTGCGATGCAAAAAACCAGTGTTTTCAGCGGTAGAAATGTTGGAAAAGTGGCCAAAAACAGCAAAAAAACCAGTGTTTTTGAGGGTTTTTGGGTCCTCCTAGGGGTCCCGGAGGGCGTCGCGGGTTCCCAACTGATGACTTTTTTTGCGCATAAGGAAATTTTTGGCAGGGATACTACTTGTGGCTGAAAACAGTGAAAAAACGGGGAAAGGGGCAGGCGGGAAACTGGAGCAGGTGGCTACCGCTGACCTGATTCCGTACGCACGCAACGCACGCACGCACAGCGATTCCCAGGTGGCGCAGATTGCCGGAAGCATCCAAGAGTTTGGCTTCAATGCTCCCGTTTTGATCGACGCACAGAACGGCATCATTGCCGGACACGGTCGAGTCATGGCGGCGAACCTGCTGAAGTTGGCGACCGTCCCGTGTATTCGACTGGATCACCTCACAGACGCACAGAAGCGAGCCTACATCCTGGCAGACAACCGTATCGCCATGAACAGCGGTTGGGATGAGGCGATGTTAGCGAATGAGTTGCAGGACCTGCACGCGGATGAGATTGATTTAGGGTTGACGGGGTTTGATGCGGATGAGTTGGGGAAGTTGCTGGGGTTCTCTCCCGACTTCGAACCAGGAACAGAAGAGGAACAGGGTCGATTAGACGAAAAGGCAAAAACCATTTGCCCGCGGTGCCAACATGAATTCACGGCCTGAACTGAAAATTGATTGGTGCACATATGAGGCTGCAGTGTTCGCCTGTAAGCATTGGCACTATTCGCGCACGCTGCCAGTTGGTAAACTTGTTAAAATTGGAGTCTGGGAGGATCGCAAATTCATTGGTGTTGTGTTGTTTGCATGGGGAATGAATCGTAATTTGGTCAGCCCGTATGGGCTGCAGTTAACAGAAGGTTGTGAGTTAGTTCGAGTTGCTCTTGCGAAACACAGAACACCAGTCACTCGAATTTTGAGGATATCGCTGAAGATGCTGCGTGAGCAATCGCCAGGGTTGCGCCTTATCGTGTCATTTGCTGATGGCGTTGAGGGGCATCACGGCGGAATTTACCAAGGCGGAAATTGGGTTTATGCTGGAAAATCATCTCCAGGATTTGAATGGGTGTTGAATGGTAAGCGATTAAATAAGCGTGCATACACTGGGCAGCAATTTGGCAAAGGAAAGGCGTCTGTTGCGAGCATACCTGTAGGCGCTGTAAAACGCAGTTTACCGGGAAAGTATCGCTATCTTATGCCGCTTGATGAAGCAATGCGAAGACAAATTGAACCACTACGAAAACCGTATCCAAAACGCGTTCGAAGTGTTGATAGCGACACGTCAGGCGACCAGCCTGAAGTGGGCGGTGCAAATCCGACCCGAACGCTTTCCGATTCACAACAGACATCGGAAGAAACCCCATGAGCGAAACCACACTACTCACAGACCCGAAACACACGCGCGGGGACCTGCGGCAAATCGAATCGGCGATTCGCAAGGGCTGGCAGATTCCGGACCAGCTATTCGAGAAGGCTGGGCTTGTTATCGGGCAAATTCTCAGCAAGGGCAGCAACCGGGAGAAGGTTGCTGCCGCGCGGGTGTTGATTGCGATGAATGAGCAGAATTCGCCAACGCCGGTACTGGTTGCACATCAGCACATCCACATGACAGGGGACAAGCCGGAGACCGCACTTGAGCAGAAACGACGCGAACTATCTGACCGAATTGCTAAACTCGGCTGAGTCACCGGAGGATCTGCAGGCGATTGAGGAACTGCTGGCGGAACAGGAGCAGGCCGAAAAGACTCGGGATAAGTGGGTGTGCCGAACGCTGGCAGAAGTGGCTGAGTTTTTCGGGTTGGCTGTGCAGACCGTGAAGCAATGGCGAATCGAATCACCTCCCATGCCGGGGGCTGACGGGAAGTATCCTTTGCGGGACATCGTTCAATGGCGAATCGCAAAACTGGCAGGCAGTTCGGTGCTGGATGCGAAGCGGCAGGCGGATCTGGAATCGATCAAACTTGTGAACGAAAAACGAGCGATGGAGAACGCTCAGAAGCGGGGGCTGTTGATTGAGCGGGAAGAGGTTGAACGGGACATGGCTTTGCTGTGGAGTCGTTTGGCCGCACGTCTGACGGGCGTTGCCGATCGGGTGACGACGTTGGTTCCAGCGGAGTTGAAAGCAACGACGAAGGACCGAGTCGAACAGGAAATCCGGATCATTCAAAAGGAATTTGTTGATTCACTGGGGGACCTGATTTGAGCCGGTTGGTGGTCGAAGTCTGTCGCGAGATGATGCGACCGCGGATTCCCGAATCCGCGGCGGATTGGTTACGCGCTAACTTCTACGACATTACGGGCCGGGCGTTTGATGAATCGATGGTCCCGTGGGTGACAGCACCGCAGGGACCATGCTGGGCATACGATTCGCAGCAGTTCAGAACGATATGGCTGCAATGGGCGGCGCGAATGTTCAAGACCAACTTCGGGCTGGCGATGCTGATGCGTGGCATGGACCAGCGACCGGAAGAAACCATGTTTGCAACGCCGGACGAGACGAACTGTAAAGCGGTGTTCGGACGGCTCTGGAAGATGATCGAGAACTGCCCGAAGTTACGCGATCAGGCACCCATTCAGCAGCGTCAATCGAAGTCCAGAATCCAGTTGCGGCGGTCAGTGTGTCATGGTGCCTGGCCGCGGGGCAAAAGCCGATTGGCCGACAAGTCAATCAGGACCGGGCACGGGAACGAGATCGACAAGTGGATTCAGGAAATCACATCGACTGAAGGCGATCCGCTGGAGCGTTTTCGTAAACGTGGGGCGGAATATCCTGACCGGAAATTCGTGCTGGAATCGACGCCGAGCGTGAGAGGGAAAAGCAGCGTTGAGGCGGGGCTGTTACAGTCCACCTACCATCGTTATTGGGTCCCCTGTCCGCTGTGCAGCAAATTTCAGACGATCGAATTCGGCGACGGCGAAAAGCCCGGAGGGATCTTTTTTGAGAAGTTGCCGAGCGGGCAATCTGACCGGGAACTGGCAAGAAAAACAGCCTACTACGTTTGCCGGTACTGTGAGGGGCACATATCCGACATGCACAGGCCGCAAATGGTGATGCGTGGAGTCTGGATTCCGGCGGGATGCGAGCCGGATCACGAAAAAGCAATAGATGCGAGGGGCTTCGCACCTGATGATCTGTCATGGATGCGAGGCGAACCGAGCCGCTGGGGGACCGATTACGGATGTCAAATCAGCGTTTTCTATGCTCTTTTTCACGGTTGGGGGCAAATTGCGGCGGATTTCGTTGGAAAATGCAAAAATCCGGCAAAATTGCGGCAATGGATCAACGAAGACAAAGGTGAAACATGGGAGCCGCGGCGTTCAAAATCGACGCCGGAACGAGTTGGAGAACGCCTAAAATCGTCGATTCCGAGGGGTGTTTGCCCGGATTGGGGCCGTTTGTTGACCGTCACGATCGACCAACAAGCCGCAGATGGCGGTTTCCGGCTGTGGGTTGTCATGGCCCATGGTGTAGACTGGCGAGCACATGTGGTTGACTACGGTCTGTGTCTCACTCTGGATGACATATGGCGGGAAGTCGTGGCGAAGGGCTACGCACACGCGGATGGCGGGAATGAGATCATGCCGCGAGCGGTTTCAGCGGATAGCGGCTGGGACACCAAAGCAACCTACGACTTCTGCAACTCGCATCCGGGTATGGTGCCGTGCAAGGGGGCGAACACAGACCTGCAGGGCAAGGCGTACAAGCTGAATGCGGTACAGGACGGCGATCATCAGGGGCAACTGCTGTTCACTGTGGCGACCGATTACTGGGAAACGGATCTGCAGGCGAGGCTGGAAGACCGAACACCCGGCGAGGCCGAGAGTTTGTCACTGTGTGCGGGGGCGGAGCGTGATGGAGAATTCCTTGAACAGCTCTGCAACGCGACAATCGACGACCGAATTGACAGCAGAGGGAACGCGAAATTGTTGTGGGTGAAGAAAGACGAAAACGCTGCAAACGACTTTCGGGACGCAATTCGTTATGGTTTGGCGTTGGCGGTGTGTTATTCTGATGAAAACGGCGGGTTCCCTGCCAGGTCCGAAATCAAGACAAAGCGGAGTGTAATCAATGCAGGTGAGGGACGCCCGGACGGCAGGAGTTGGCATGAATAAGGGACACGGCAGTAGCAAGCGACCAGAAAACAAAACAGCAGCACAGCAACCGGCGGAAACGAGCCGGCAAATTGAGGACTATCGGAAATGCCCGGTCTGCCACGATGGACGCGGAGGCTATGGCGTGGCGTATTCGACACAGGGTCAGACTCGGTACTATCGTTGCTGCAAATCGAACAAGCCGGACGGGTTTCCCTGCGGGCATACGTGGTCTGTTCGCGTTGTCTTGTCTTCAGTCGTCGTCGAACACAAACAGGTTTTTATCGACGGACAACGCTGATTGGTATTGTTGGTAGTGCGTTTGTGGCCAATTGTTGCATGATTTGCATCATGGACGCGACCGCATTATTGACACAGGTGAACACGGCTATTGCCAACTGTCTGACCGCACAGAGTTATTCTGTGGCCGGACGGCAGAAGGTGATGGCACAGTTGTCTGAGTTGCGAAAGTTTCGCCAGGAACTGATGGACGAAATCAGTAACGGGCAATCCGGCGGCGGCATGGCAACCCTGTTGAGTATGGGAGAGCCGACCGTATGAACCTGATTGACAGCGTGATTTCGTACTTTGCACCTGAAGCCGGGGCCAGACGATTGGCAGCGCGGGCGACGTTGCAGCAAATTGCCCAACTGACCGGAGCGGCAACAGGGCCTTACACTGCCGCAAAGATCAACAGACTGAATCCAAAGCGGCGAATTGTCAGCAAAGAAAACGAGGTTTCCGGGGCCACGATTGACACGCTGCGGGCGGATTCGTGGGATCTGTACCGGAACAATCCGTCTGCCCGCAAGGTGGTCCGCAGCATTACGGCAAAAGTCGTTGGCAAGCGGGGCATGAATCCCGAATCGTTGGCAATGAACGAAGACGGTTCTCCAGCCGTTGAGTTTCGCCAAAAGGCTCAGGAGTTGTGGGCAAGGATTCAAAGCGGATTTGATGCACGGGGATTGCCGGGAAAAGGCGGTTCAACGTTCGCCGGATTGCAGAAGTTGGCACTGAAAAGCGTCATTCTGTCCGGTGATTGTGCGTACCGATTGCGAGCGATCGACGACGTAAAACGCCGACAGCATGACCTGCCAATTTCGATGGCGTTACAGCTTATTGATACTTGCCGATTCGCCGATGAATCCGAATTGACATCCGAGCGGGTGCCTGAAGGAAACAGCATCTTTCGCGGTGTGGAAATCAATCCGGACGGCGAACGAGTTGCCTACTGGATTCGTGTTCAGCCAGCCTACGCGGCGGCAAATCAGGTTGGCAACGTTCGGCGGTTTTCCATTGCAGAAATTGGGCATCTGTTTGTTGAGGAAGACATCGACCAGTTAAGGGGCGTGCCGTGGTTTGCGAGTGCAATCCTGAACATTCGCGACACTGGCGACCTGAACTACAACGTTCTGAAAGCAACCGCGATGGCGGCTTGCATTGTCGGCACATACGCAAAACCGACTGGGGCAAGCCGAGTCGGTTTGAATGCTGGGTTATCGCCAGTTCAGACATCCGCAGACGGGACAGACCTGACCGATAGCGACGGCAACACGGTGACAAAGTTGCAGCCTGCCATGCTGTTGAATGTCGGCAAGGATGGTAAGTTTGAGCTGCATTCCCCGAGTCAGCCGAACATGAATCCGGAAGGGTTTGTTCAACACCTTCAGCGAATGACCGCAGGGGCTTTTCCGGGAGTCAAGGCCAGCACGATTACCGGCGACTATCGCAACAGTTCATTCAGCAGCGAACGGTCTGCCGACAACGACGCATGGCCGGAACTGCATGACGTTCAGGAGTGGTTTTCGTCTTCGTTTTGCCAGCCGATTTACGAGAGCGTCATTCGCGCTGGTGTAATGTCTGGATTCTTCGACGGTATTGTGTCGGCGGAAGAGTTTACCGCAAATCCGGGGCGTTTTTCGGTGGCCAATTGGCAGGGTCCCGTGGCGTTGTCGATCAACCCGAAAGACGACGCAGAAGCCGCAGCAGCACGAATCAAAGCCGGGCTGAGTTCTCCGCAGATGGAATGCGGAAAAGTGAATACGAACTGGCGGGACGTGCTGAACGACGTGGCTGAGATTTACGCCGTCGCACAGCAAAAAGGCATTCCGCAAGAGGTTGTGAATAACATCATGGGAGTCGATAGCGGCGACCAGTTGAAGGCACAGCAGGCAGCACAGGAAACGGCAGGAGTGACGGCATGAGTAAGCGATCATTGGCGACGGCTGTGAGCGATCCGGGTTTCCGTTCGCTGGAAGTCAGGGCCGCAAGTTTCAACGAAGATTCACGCAGCGTTGAAGCTGTTATCAGCACCGAAACGCCGGTACTGATGCCTGACTGGAGCCGCATGGAAATGGTTCCGGAGGTTTTACTGTCAAAGGGTGCCGAGTTTCCGAAGTCGCGTCAGGTGCCATTTCTGGATTCGCACAATCGGTACTCCGTCAAAGACCAGTTGGGGAGCGTGCGAGCGATCACAGTGAACCCTGACAACCTGAGTGCCACACTGGTATTCAGCCGGGCAGCACACGCAGAAGAAGCGTTCTCGGGCGTGCGTGACGGACATATTACCGACGTGTCGGTTGGGTATGACGTTTTGAAACGCCAGTACGTTGGCGAGGGGCAAGCGAAAACAATCGGAGGCCGGGAATTTACCGGTCCCGTGAACGTTGTGACGAAGTGGCGACTGCGGGAAGTCTCGTTGACTCCCATCGGAGCAGACGCACAGGCAAAGCTGCGGGGACTCGATCCGGCAGCGGTTCGGTTCCTGGAAGAGAGGACGTTTGAGATGAATGAAGCACTGAGAGCGTTGCTTGTGTCGCGAGGCATGCCAGCAACACACACTGACGACGAAGCACAGCGATGGTTGTTGGACAACGCCGACAAGTTGTCTGCGAAGCCAGAGCCTGCAAAGGCACCTGAGCCGGTGCGAAGCGAATCCGGCATCAATGCCGAATCACTGGCCACAATGATTGAGGCAGCAACCCGAAAGGCTGTTGCCGATCAGGCCGCACGTCGCGAAGCTGCTGACCGCGAAATTCGCAGCCTGTGCGAACTGGCAGAATTGCCGGATGAGTTCGCCGCTTGTCGCGATCTGGCAGATGTTGCGGCTGTGCGTGAGCACCTGAAGAAACGCAAAGCGGAACTGGCGTCTACCATTCCCTACGGTGCGTCGATTCGATTTGGCAGCACAGGTGCCGAACGTCTTCAGACTGACCTGCGAAGCGTGCTGATTGAAAAGGCCGTACGATCTGCCACCAACGGCGATCAGAAGTTGATGGAGCGGCACCTGACCGCAGACGAACGCAAGGCGCCGGAACAGTTCCGGCACGCAACCCTGATGGACATGGCGACCGAGTTTGTGCGAAGCCAGGGCATTCAGACTCTGGGCCTGACACGCGAACAGATTGCCATTGCTGCAATGTTTGGCCCCGAAAAGGCTGGCATTCGTGGCGTGCGATCTGATGCGGCCTATCACACCACTGGCAGCTTCACCAACCTGACGCTGGACGCCATCAACAAATCAATGATGGTCGGCTATCAGGAAGCCCCGCAGACTTGGCGTGGTCCGATGCGTCAGGGTGACAGCGTTCCGGACTTCAAGCAAATCAACCGCATGCGGTTGGGCGGCATTCCGAACCTGCCAGTCTGGAACGATCAGGACGAGCCGAACCGTGCGAGCATGGCAGACGCCCGCGAAGCGTATGCTGTTGAAGCTCGGTCGATCGGAATTGACTTCAGTTACAAACTGCTGGTCAATGACGATATGTCCGCACTGACACGCGTCCCGCTTGCACTGGGCGATGCTGCCGCGCGTACGGTCAACGCCGTTGCGTGGGCACAGGTCACGAGCAATCCCACCATGTCTGATGGCGTTGCCCTGTTTTCTGCTGTGAGCGGAAACCGCAAACGACAGAACCTGAGCACGGGCACCAGCAACAATCCGTCGGTGACCAGTGTCGGAGCGTTGACGGACCTGATGCGACAGATGCGAGGCGAAAACACGCCAGAGGGCAACGAAGGGCCGGACATCCTGAACCTGACTCCGTCGTACCTCGTGGTTCCGTCTGCGTTGGAAGTTGTCGCGAATCAGTTGGTCAATTCGGCCTATGATCCGTCGAGTTCGGTCAACACGATGGTTTACAATCCGGCACGCACGCTGACGCCAGTCATTGAGCCGTTGCTGGATGCTTCGAGCCGGACGGCGTGGTATCTGTTTGCAGCACCAACCCGAATCGACACGATTGAGGTCACTTTCCTGCAAGGTCAGGAAACCCCGGTTGTGCGAAGCGAGTTGGATTTTGGAACGCTGGCAATGCGGTACTATGTCCTGCAAAGCGTGGCGGCAAAGGCACTGAATCACCGCGGTGTGCAGAAGCACACCAACGCCTGATTCTGAGAGAGATCCGGGGGCAGGTGTTCTGCCCCCGGTTTTGGCAGTTGTGAGTAACTCAGTCCGCCAATAGCGGCACTGCGAAAGGATGATGGAAATGATTAGCAGAGGCGTCGCAGAGTTCTGCGAAAACTTCGACCGGGCACAAGCCTTCACCACCACTCCAGGCCAGAACGGCTGGACCGTTGCGGACACCTCGTCCAGCGGAACACCAACCTATCTGTGCATCACGGAAGATGGCGGGGCCGCAAAACTGACACTGGCCGCGACCAGTGAGGCAGAGATCGTCACGCTGTACTTCAACGACGTTCTTCCGTGGGACTTGCGGAAACTGCAGTACATCAAGTTTGTCGCAAAGGTTGCGGACATCGACTCAGTCACCTCTCTGGCGTTCGGTGTGGGTTCTGCCCGCAACGATACGCTGGACAGTGTCGGGCACTTGGCGTGGTTCCGCATGGAAGGCAGCGCGTCTACCTCTGCCGTTGTTGTTGAGACCGATGACACGGTTACCGACAATGACGACAAAGCGACTGCACAGACCCTTTCGACGACGTACAAGACGTTCCTGATTGACTTCAGTCAGGGGCTGTCTGACGTTCGGTTTTACATCGAGGGCGAGCGAGTTGCAGCCGATACCACCTTCAGCATGGCAGGTGCAACATCCGGCCAGAATGTTCAGCCGATCATTCAGTTGCAGAAGGCATCCGGAACAGGAACGCCGTCGGTCACAATCGCACAGATTGAGGCCAGTTACACCTACGCTTACGGGGCCTGAGAATGAGCCTGCATGACCTGATTGCCAGCGATGTTGCCGACGTGTTTCTCGTGACGGATGATTTCGCCACGCAAATACGGCGGTACATCGATGGCGATCAGGACCATCAGGCTATCGTCACAGGGATTGTGACGTGGTACCCAACAATGGACGAAGACGGGCGAGGCCGGGCAACGAAACGACGCGGAGAAATCATGTTCAGCAGTTCGCTGAATTTGACCATGAAAGACGCGTTCGCTATTGGTGCCGATATTGTGCAGGTCGAAGCGATCAGCCAGAAACAGGACGGAACGCAGGTGGTGACAATCACTCAAACGCTTCCGGAAACCAGAGGGGCGAAGCCAATTCGCACAGGTGACCTGTAATGGCACGATTGGACGTTGCAACACTGATGACGACGTGCAAGACAATGCTGGGCGGATTGTCCGCCTGGCAAAGTCTCTGCAGCACGACATCAGCGACTGAGGCGACAAAGCGAATCTACCTTGGCGGAGTCGTGGCGAATTCGTTGCAGTCTACCTGTCCCGTTTGCTGGCTGGATCTGAATCCGGCTGTGTTTGATTGGGCTGGCACCGGGCGAGGTCGATTGACTGTTGAGGCACGGTACGAAATTGCTGTTCCTGAAACAATGGTCAATGACTATCAGCAGCAGTACCTGTGGGTCTGGGAACGCGTAGCGGATTTGATGGCAGACATCAACAGCAGCGTGAACGGGTCTGGCGGCCTGATGCTGAGATCCTTCACCATGCCATTGAGGCCGGGACAGATTGATCCGGCAGAGAATGACGGGCGGTGTGAATGGTCATTCACGTTTGGCCTTGTGGTGGAATTGGTGTGACGTGCTGAAGATTGAACTGCAAATCAAGCGAGCAAATCTGACAAGCAGAATGCACGCTAAACTGATGCGGGAAATCAATCGGCACGTTGCAGAACATCAGGCAGAAAAACGTATCCCGTTACACTTTCAGGAAGAGGCTTACACTCGATACGGGGCACGAAAACGCGGGACACGATACGACGAATACAAGCGGAAGAAATTCGGACACGCGAGGCCAAACTTTCGCACAGGAAATCTATTCCGAGGACTGCGGAAAAAAATCACTGCCACACAATACGGCAGTCGATTACAATTGCGGGCAACGCTGTACAAAAAACCGAGCGAAGCGAGGTTGGCAAAGATGACAGCCGAGCAACAAGCGAGACACAAGGCCAGAAACTCAAGGCGACTGGCAACATGGCAGAAGCGTGAAATTGCCATTCTGACACCGGGCGAAATCAGAGAAGACCGAAAGCGGATGGCCCGCGAATACAAGCGGGGTGCGGCAAGCGATCAGTACAAACGACAACGACGAAGAAGGATCAACTGACATGGCAATTTTCACGCTGGCGGATTTTGTGTTTGGGGCTGCGACGATTCGACAGATTACCGCTGTTGATCACAAGACAAACCAGAATCACCGAAAGGCGATGACATCAGGCGGCAACGCCATTTCGCAAATCAGTGGGAAGGACGCTGGGGAAATCACGTCGATTACCAGTGGAGACTTGGCCGCATTGCTGGCATTGAACAGCGGAGCGTTTGTATCCGCAGGTGCGAGTGTGTCGGCAGGCACTGTGACCGTGGCATTGAAAGCCCGTGCGAATGCTGGCAGTTTTGCGAGTGGCTCAAATCACTACGCGATCACGGGGGCGAATGCGTTCCTGATTCCCACGACGATTGAGGCAACTCAGGATGGCGACTTCGCAACCTGTCAGGCGGATCTGCACTGGATCAGCAGCGACGGCCTAACAAAAGCGGCAGACGACGCGACAGGTCAGGCGTTGGGGGCTCAAAGTTTTAATGCTGAGTTCGCGTTGGGGCCGTGCTACATTAACGGCAGTTTAATTGAAGGCGTTCAGGGATTCCGGGTCATTCCGGGCATCGAGGTAACAAAGCCACCACTGGGCAGCGGTGCGGTGTGGCCGTATTACTGCATGATCAAAAATATCATGCCGACGATGGAACTGACGGTCAACGATTTCGCTGCAATTGACAACACGATTGGCGACTGGACCGCGATGACATCGGCCAATTTTTATCTTCGCAAGCGGGCTGATGGCGGCGTATACTCTGCAAGCACCGACAATATCCGATTCACGTTTGCGGCTGGGCTTACCGACACGGGCAGCGTGACAGTCAGCAACAATGACGATGGCTCAGCGACAATCACACTGCACGGGAAAACCCTGACATCTTCAACGTCAGTGGCAATCCCGTAACAAAGGGGACGTGATGCACTTTTTAATCCACCTGCCGGACTGCACGCCGGCAGATTTACAAACACGCGCGAAAGCCTGCGGACTGCTGCACCTTCTGGGTGGGCATGATGTTTTGCCTGTTCATCCGGGGCCGGGAGGCACCGGGCTGATGGTGGGCTGGTTGTCGCCACAAGCTCCGCTGATGAACTACGACGCAGCCGGGCAGGAGTGGGTTCCGTCAATCCAAAAAGACGAGCACGGCAAGCCGGTGTACTGGGCTGGATTTTGGAAAGACAAAGCACCAAAAGAAAACGAACTGCGACGGCATTACACTCAGGCGGGTCCGCTTGTTCAACTCGGTGAGACAAAGTGGAAGCTGCCGACACCTGACACCGTTGACAGCCGGGCAGTCTATGCTGATGATGGAACGATGAAATGGGAAGTCATTCGGCAGTTTTCGTGGGTGTGTGACGAAGCGGAGCAACTGCGGCAACAGTATCTGGAGGATTTCGGTATCCGGTCAGCGGTGTTCCGTGTTGATCCTTCTGCACAGGTCGGCTGGCTGCTGAAGCTGCTGCAAATCAATTACCGAATCACGCCGGAAGTCGCCGTGCATCTGGATCTGTGGGTCGGCAAGGAACACTTGCTGGACGTGTTTTTGACGACGTTGGGACTCACTCGAAAGCAGGCCGATGGCTGATGAAATCATTGAAGTCGAGTGGATTGCGACGGCCACAAAGATGGTTCAGGTTTTGGACCGTCTTGAGACCAAAATGGACCGCCAGGAAAAGGCATTAGAGAAAGTCGCGAAAACTTCCGAGAAGGCAGCAGAGGCCGCGGCTGGTTCATTCAACGCACTGGAAACGGAACTGAAACAAGCCGAAGCAGCGTTGAAAAAAATGGAGACGGGGACAAAAGCCTTCAGCGACCAAAAAAAGAAGGTTGATGAACTGAGGCAAAGTCTGGCACAAGCAAAGCAGGCGATTGCCGGAACGGCAACCGACACCTCCTCAGCATTGTCTGCGGGCGTTGCCAAAGTCGCACAGTTGGCGGCTGGAATGCTGACGCTGCAAAAGACCATTGAAATCATTGTCAGCGAGTTGGAAAAGGCCAAAAACATCCGAGTGCAAGCGGCTGTCAGCACGCGAGACTTCGAGCAGGCCGTTGCCGATATGGCAATCAACATCGGGGCGGCGAACGTTCCCCGTGCTCGTGAGATGATTCTCGAACGTGCCCCCGGAATAGGTGCAACACCAGCGGGGCTGGCGAATCTGGTTGCGCAGGCCGTTTCAGGCGGTGCCGAAAGCATCGACGATGCGATGAGCTTGGCAAGTGCAACGTTGAAACTGACTGCGGGAAATGTTCAGTCTGCCCTGCCGATTCTGGACGGTATGTTGACACTGGCGAAAACGACCGGCACAAAAGACTTTGAGGCGGCACTGGGGCAGTTGTCGCAGTTTCAAGAGGCGGGACGCGGTACGGATTTGGCATTGAGCATTCGCAACATTGCACCGGCACTGGCAGCGGCAAACACACGCGGCGAAAGGATCCAGGCACTGGGCGGAGAGCGTAGCCTTGAACTGGCGGCGGTCATGTCGCAAGCGTTGCAAGATCCGCTGATGAGCGTGTCTGGCACAGGGTTGCGTCAGTTGTTTGGCCGGATGGATCTGTTCATTGCCAAACGTCAGATGACGTTGGACGATGGCACCGTCAGCAAACTGACACAGCCACAAGTTGACGCGTTCAACGCACTTGATACGCTTGACGAACGAATCGCAGCGGTCAGAGCCAATCCGGAAATTGGCAAACAGTTTTTGAGCACAGTCGAGCGAACGTCTGAGGCCTACGTTGGCATTCGGAAAATGATTATTGGCGACGATGCAATCAGGGCCGAAGAAGCGAGGGCAGGAAAGATCGTGACCGGCCTTCAACAGGGCCAGGTTGCGTTTGATGATCTGGTAAAAACGATTGTTGAATCGACGCCGTTGCTACAAACTCAAAACCGCGGAGAAGCTGCAAGGCAAGTCGCACGCGTTCGCGATCCGGTGGCCGCGATTCAGGGGCAGATTGTCGAAGAGTTTGACAAGACAATCAAAGACATTGACCTGACCGGGCCGGACATTTTACAAGAGGCGTTTGCGCGTCGTGGAATTGAAGTTGCAATCAAACGTGGTGAGTCTGCCGGGCCGGTTGCCGTTAATTTTCTTCAGGCGTTTCAACAAAAGGGAATCGGGCCGTTTGGTGCAGCACCAACGAAAGCCGAACGTGACAAGCTACAAGAGGCAATCGACAGAATCAGCGACCTGATTGAACTGCAACGACAGGCACAGCAGAATCAGCAACCACCGGCACCAGTTCGCGTTCAGGTGCAACAACCTGCCGCACGCCCGAAAGAGGCCCCGTTGCCAGCGGAGACAGCGCCATGACAATCAGCATGACGACGATGACAACGGGCACAAATCTACACGGGCCGATCAAACCCGGTGGCGTAGACTTCGCACGCAGCGTGCAGTCGTTTTTCGGCGTTGTCGGTGAATATCACCTGATGGGCAAACTGAAGGGCCGCGAGTTGACGGCGTGGTTTCAGTTGACTGGGTACACATCACACGCGAACATTCAGGGAGCGATGGAAACACTGGCCACGTGGATCGGCGAAACAGGAACGACAACGTGGGCAGTCGGCTCTGATTCGAAAGCGTTTGGGAATACTATTTTTGAGGGGTTTACGCCGGACGAAGAGCCGTGGTTAGACGGTTCCGGGAATTTTGGGTGGAATTGTAGAGGGGTTCTGAAATGGCGGCAGATAGCAACGTGATCGACGTGGACGCTGGGTATGATCCGAAGTCTGGACTGACGCTTGACGAATACCGTCAACAGGCATTCCAGACAATTCAACAGATACCGTTTGGCACAGCACCAACGCCGAAAGCTGAGTGATGGCAACAACGGACGCACTGAACACAACCGGGGCGAAGGTTTACGTTTACCCTGAGCTGAAAGTTTACATTGGCGATTCGTCCGGCAATGCACCGCCTGACGTTTCGCCAAGCGTGTTCAGCAACGTCTATTGTTCGCGCGTTGTTCAGTCTGCCAGCGGTTCCAGAATGGACTACGCTGAGTTGTCGTGGGTGTTGAGTTCCAGTCTGGTCAACAGAACACAGCCGGCAAACTTTGCCCGTATGGTTGACGTGCGGATTCCAACGACCGGAACGGAGACAAAAATCCACCGCGGCGATTACGTGCGTGAGTCTTTCAAAATCGAAAATGACTCTGAGGTACTGACTGCACAAAGCCAGTGGCGACCGTACCACTACGGCGACGCGTTGCAGTATTATTGGGTTCTGGTTCCGGGCACATCGACACTCACCAGAATCTTTGACGATGTTGTTTTTAATCCAATCGTCGATGGCAAAATCAAAGGCAATCGCAGCAGCGTTCTCAGGTCGATTGCCGGTGGCAGTGAAGTGAGCTATCTCTGGTGCCATCCTGAGTGTGCAGACACAGCGACCGGGCAAACGTCAGTCGGTCAAACGCGGTCACTGTGGACGTTGATTGAGGCCGTCAAGGCGATTTGCGAGTTGCTGAATGCTGAGGTGTTTTGCGGTGATCCGAATTGGACTGCTGCGGCCTCAACACTTGCGAATGCGCCGTCGTTGCAGAACGTTACAATTCCGATCGGAACGCGATTGCATGAAGCCTTGGATCTGTTGCTGATTCCGCTGGGGTTTAACTGGTATCTGGATTACACGACAGCAACAAAGCCGCAAATCACGTTATTCAAAATCGGATCAGGCACAACACGCGAGATTTATTTTCAGGCACCGGGTTCGAGCCTGAATCTGGAATACAGCAACACCAACAAGCTGACCGTTGACAACGCAATCGGAGACGCGTTCAATCAGGTCACAATCTGCGGAGACTTCGAACGGGCTGAAGTCACGTTGCCGCTCTATGCTGCCTGGGCATCGTCCGGCGACACACTGACAGCGTTTGACCTGCGGAAAGATGGCAGCGAGTATGCAGCACATCAAACAACGTGGCGGCTGTTCATTGCAAATGAAGCCGGGGACATCAGCACAACAACCAGCCGCTTCGGACAAACGCCAATCATGCCAGCACTGGAAAACGTGTTCACAAAATACGTTCCGCACAGGCGAGTTCTGGAAGAGCCGTTGACGCTGGCCAGCGGAACAACACAGCCGCAACGATTCCCGCAGTGGCTGGAATATTCAGTGGATTCAGGTACAACGTGGAAACCTGCTGAGGAGTCGTGGAGTTACAAACTGTGCCCCGATCAGATTGGCGTTTACTTTGACGGCATGGACATTCCTCAGGAACTCTATGACGCGGGCAACAACTGGCGATTGAGAATCACGGGCACCGTTGCAGGTGACAGCCGAATCACAACGACAGCCGCGAAGACTTCAAACGCGGTGAATGGACGAGTGTTCGAGCAGGTTCTGGCAATGCCTGAAAAGTTTGTGAAGCGATGGCGACAAACAACAGGGACCTATCAAAGCAAACTCAACACGACTGGCAGCACAGCGGACGAACAGGACGATCAGACCGCACTGGACGCCTATGCGGTGGCCATGCGGAATCAGAATCATTTTGCCGAAGTGGACTGTGAATTCCGGTTGCCAGGCTGGCACACGTATTACCAAATTGGCGATGTGATAACGAAAATTGCAGGCCGGGAAATCAGCCTGAATGGTGCACCGACAGGATCGACGGTTCAGCGTTACGTGCAGATTGTGGAGCGGCGTTTTGAGATGACATCTGACGGGCCGTCAACTGTGCTGGTTGTTGATCGGGGGACAGCATGAAGAAAGCGACACCGCGAACACAACGACGCGAATTCAAGCCGCTTCAGGACGGCAGGATTCAACGTCTGCAAGTCATTCTGGGCGAAGACCTGTTGGCCGCCGTTGACACCCTGACCGATCCGAGCACAGCACAGGCAAACGTTCTCAGACGCAAGACCAACGGCGATCTGGAAATTACTTCGCGTTCAATCACGATCGTCAACAGGTTTGAGAATATCAGCGTTGACGCGGGGACATACGCGAAGGCCGAATGGATTGAAGGTGAGTGGCAGTTGTATGCTGCCGACTGCCCCGCCATGTCCGCGAGTGCCAGCGTTCCCGCGGGCGGTGGTGGTGGTTCGACACCTCCGGCGGAGAGCCTGTAATGCTGCTGGGATGCTGTCACTGTGGGCAGGAGGAATCTGTTCCGTCTTTTGTTCCTCCGTCTGTTGATACGCCGTCGCTGTTGAATCCTTCTGAATCGGCAACGTCCATTTTCGGAACAGGTCCGGGATTTTGTGGGGCCTGTTACAATTTGCCGGGACGCTGGAAAGTCGGAACGAAGGGTGATTGGTGGGTATGGAATCCGAATTTCTGGCTTGCGCAGGTCGATGACTGTCCCATCGTTCCGACATACGTTTACCACACCCTGTACAATCAGGAAACGACGGGAATTTATTCCGGTTTGACGTATTACGCTTGGTCAACACTGGGCCGATACAACGACGCCGATCGTGACAATCCGTGTGCGGTGTGGAAAACGACAACGAAGGCGGTTGAACTCAGCAGCAATCCATGCGGAAACTCTCCGCCGTTGTACATGCCATGCGGGCCAAACACCTACGACATTCCACTAATGGAATTGGCAGCATTCAAGGGACCTGGCACCGCCAACAACACGACTGTCTTTTATCTGTTCTATTGGTGGTCGATTTGTGGAACCGCGATCGGGTATCACTGGAAATGGATTGTGAACAGAACAACGCCACCATATTCCATCAGTTGCGTGCGAACATTCGGGGCGGAGATGATCGGATCAGCCGGATATGATCTGTTCGGTTCTCCGTACACACTGAGCACTACTGACACAAGCTGGGGCAATGTTGCTGTGGAGCCGGTATAATGAACCGCTGTCGATGGCAGGGCACACAAACGCCAGACCTGACCGAGTGCGGCAACAGGTCGGACATGCTGCACAATGGTGTTTTGCCGACTGAATTTTGCTTGAACGAGTGCCCGTATCGAAAACCTGCGGACTATTTCAGCGACACCGCAAGGCTGACGCACGGCGTGGCTTATCGCCCTGCCCCGACATCTTGCGGCGGATGCGGAACCGTCAAACGACGCGACACCGCAACGCAATTCGTTTGGCCATACTGGCACGGTGGCGCAAACGGTGACGAAATTCGATTCAGCGTCCGGAGTGTCGAAACGTTTTTTGACGGGCCGGTGAAGTGTACAATCGTCGGGGACAGGCCCCCGTGGTATCACGGGCACGTGATTCACCAACCGCGAATTCCCCTCACCAGCAACCACGGATTCCGGGACATGCTGGCGAAAATGTGGACGATGGCCACACACCCAGAAATCGACAGCGAGTTTGTGTGGATGATGGACGACATTTACCTGTTGCGTCCGGTCACGTGGGACGATCTGGACACGCCCCGCGCGTACCCGTGGCGTGAAGACTTGTCGAATAGCTGGCAACGCAGGAAATCGAACACGATGCGAATGCTACGGGAGAGAGGCCGAAGCAATCACGATTACGCTACACACCTGCCGCACACCGTCCAAAAGGCCAAACTGAAACAGGTGTATGACGAATACGACATGCGACAGAATTGCGTGCTGTGGGAGGTGGTTTATGGCAACACTTTCCGCGGGCGACCGT